GACATGAAACTGACAATCAAGCTCGACATCGGCGAAGGCCCTGTCACGGTCGAAACCAACCTTTTCATTACCGTTTTATGGGAACGGAAATACAAATGGAAGGCCTCCGACCTAGCTCAAGGAGTCGGCGCCGAGGATTTGGCATTCATGGCTCATGAGGCCATGAAACAAGCCAAGATCACCGTCCCGATGATGCTTGACGACTTCCTCAAAAAGATCATCACGCTGGAAGTGGTGGACGCAGAAACGGCAAACCCTACCCAAGAGGCACCTACCGACGCGGCCTAGCAGAAGTCCTAGTCGCCGTCGGTTGGTGGCCTCCCAACATCGAGTTCGACACCCGTGACATGAACACGGTGATCGACATACTCAACAAAGGCAAAAAGTGAGCGCCACCATCAGGGTCGACGGAGTCAAAGAAACAATCGCGGAGCTCCGCAAACTTGATCCGGAACTACGCAAAACCTTCAACGCCAACGTCAAACAAATCACCGCACCGATCGTTCAGGCCGCCCAGGCAACCTACCGAGCCGCCAATTTTCCGTCCGGCACAGCCAACAAATGGCAACAGCGAGGACGTCAAATCTTTCCGCTGGACGCCTCAAAAGCCGTCCGAGGCGTCAGCACCAAAATCTCAACATCCCGCCGCCAGGCATCAACCATCGTGGTTGCCCAAACCAACCCAGGCGCCGCCGTATTCGAGTTCGCTTCAAACGGCCGCCTTGGAACAGCCTTCACCGGCAAAAACGGTTCCAGCCCTCGAGCCATGTGGCCGGCCGCTGACCGGAACCAAACACAGGTCGCCTCGGAACTTGCCAAACTAGTTGACGACGTTTCAGACCGAATGAACAGGATGCTTCTCTAATGGCAATCCGAATACCGATCATCAGCGAGTTCGACGACAAAGGCCTGGCTCGAGCAACCCGCCAATTCAGAGAACTTGAGACAACCGGCCAAAAAGCCCAATTTGCGATCCGCAAAGCCGCCGTCCCAGCCACCCTTGCCATCGGCGGTCTAGCCTTGGCGGCCGGCGACGCGTTCAAAGCATTTGCCGAGGACGAAGCCGCTGCCAACAAACTCGCCCTAAGCCTCAAAAACAGCACCAAAGCCACCGACGCTCAAGTAGCCGCCGTTGAGGATTTCATTTCATCGACATCCAAAGCGGCCGCAGTTGCCGACGACGACCTACGACCAGCCCTAGACAATCTCGTCCGAGGCACCAAAGACGTCGCCAAATCCCAAGAACTTCTCCAACTGGCCCTGGACATTTCGGCCGGAACCGGCAAAGACCTCACAGCTGTCACCGACGCCCTGTCCAAGGCCTACAACGGCAACCTCACATCCCTACAGAAACTTGATCCAAGCCTTCGACAGCTCGTCAAATCAGGCGCCGACACCGACGAAGTATTCAAAGCTCTTGGCAATACGTTCGGAGGACAGGCCGCCGCCCAGGCAGAAACCGCAGAAGGTCAAATGCGGAACCTGTCAATCCAAATGGGAGAGCTCAAAGAATCGGTCGGAGCAGCCGTCGCCCCCATCGTCCAAAAACTGCTACCAGCCTTCTCCAAAATTGCCACCTGGATTTCCGAAAACACCGGCCTAGTCGTCGGCCTTGGCGTAGCCATCGGAAGTATTGCCCTTGCTGTATGGGGGGCTAACGCCGCCCTCACAGCCTGGAATGCCATCACAAAAATCACCGCCGCATTGAACGCCATCCTTGGGACGTCTTTCAGCGCCTTGTGGGTTGCCACCGGGGTCGGCATCATCGCCGCCATCATCGCCGCAGTTGTCCTACTGAACGAAAAGTTCCAGTTCATGGACAACGTCATCAACTTCGTCAAAGAAGCATTCTCGGGCTTCTACAGCGCAGTCCGAGGCTACATCGACGCTCTGTACTTAGCGTTCAAGAATGTATTCAATTCAATCGCAAGGCTTTGGAATAACACAGTTGGCAAACTTTCATTCAAAGTTCCTTCTTGGGTTCCTATTTTTGGCGGCAAGAGTTGGAGCGTTCCTGACATCCCTATGTTGGCCGAAGGCGGCATTGTCACAGGCCCAACACTTGCCATGATCGGCGAAAAGGGCCCCGAAGCCGTCATACCTCTCGATCGCATGATGCGCGGAAACATCACCGTAAATGTCGCCGGATCCGTCACGAGCGAACGAGATCTCGTTGAAACCATCCGCAAGGGCCTGGTCGACGCCCAACGCAACGGCGCACAGCTCGTCTACTCCAACACATGACGCTCCCCTGCCAACCCACCGTTCGGCTACGCCTCGGAACAGTAGCCTCGTTCGGCAACGTATTTGTCCTCGGCGACGCATTGAACGGCATCCTGGGCACAAACATTCTCGGCACAACAACCAGTCAGATCGTTGACATTTCCGCCGACGTCACGAACATCTCGATCCGCCGTGGTCGAGACCGCATTTTTGAGCAATACACACCAGGCCGATGCTCAGTCACCTGGTGGGATTTCACAGGCGACTGGAACCCCGACAACACCACCAGCCCCTACTACGGCCAAATCCTCCCAATGCGCCAGGTCAAGATCACGACCGAATATCTCGGCGTCGAGTACGCCCTGTTTTCAGGGTTCATCAGCTCATGGGATTGGGACTGGCCGAAAGGAACCGAGTTCGCTCAAGTGACTATCCAAGCCGACGACGGGTTCCGCCTTCTCGCCCTATCCAACGTCGACAACGTGACCGGAGCCGCTACCGGCGACCTACCAGGCGAACGCGTAGACCAAATACTCAACCTGATTTCATGGCCGGCGACCATGCGCGACGTCGATCTAGGAGCAACCGAACTCCAGAACGACCCAGGAGGCGACAGGACGGCCCTTACGGCCCTCCAGACCGTCCAAGATACCGAACTCGGCGGATTATTCATGGACTCCGACGGATCGGTCCGATTCGCCTCTCGAGCGTCGATCGCGCTCCAGGCGGCCGGAACGGCGACCACGTTCGCCGACGACGGAACCGGAATCGCCTACCAGGCGATAGACGTCGCCCTCGACGACCAGGAACTCTCCAACCAGGTCACAATTACCCCGCATGGAGGAACACCGGAAACGGCGTCGGACGCGACCTCGATCGACGAATTTTTCCTTCGGTCCCTGAACCGATCCGAATTGCTCATGAGACACCAGGCCGACGCCTACGCCCAGGCGCTCGCAATCCTCGCCTACCGGAAAGACGTCCGCCTCCGCGTCGAATCCGTCGGCCTCGACCTCTCGAGCCCTTCCGATCGAGTCCTCCCAGGGCTCACCCTCGACATAGGCGACCCGATCATCGTAATTCGGACCGTCGCCGGCCAAACGGCCGTCGAAACCCGTCTGACCGTACAAGGCGTAAAACACCAAATTACGCCAGGCGTTTGGACGACCCAATTCACGACCCGCCAACCGCTATCTACGGCCTTCATTCTCGGATCTCTCGAGTTTGGAGTCCTCGGAACTAATACTCTGTAGGAGAACCTATGACTACGACCTATCCGATTTCCGCCGCCTATACCGACGGTCAGGTTCTCTCGGCCTCGAACGTGAACCAGATCGCCGGCGGCGTGAACGATCTCGCCGCGCTCCAACTGAACGCCCAAACGGCGAACTACACGCTCGTAATAGGCGACGCGGCGAAACTAATCACGATGAACGCCTCGACCGGAACCCTGACCCTGACCGTTCCGCAAGACTCGAGCGTGAACTTCGCCGTCGGAACTCAGATCCTCGTCGCCCAAACCGGAACGATTCAGGTCACGGTCGCCGGTTCTGGATCGGCCAACGTCCGCTCCCAGGGAAACAAACTGAAATTAACCGGCCAATACGCCGTCGCCTGCCTGACCAAGATCGCGGCGAACGAATGGCTCCTCTTCGGTAACACGTCCGCATGATTCCCGCGGTTTCGGTTTCCGGAGGCGGAGGCGCATTCTCCAATTTCGTCGTCGTCGCGGCGCAACCGGTCGTCGCGGGCCCAGATCATCGAGCGTGGATCTACGGAATGCCGTTCACGACAACGGGTTTCGGAACTGTTTTTACTGCGCCCGCAGGAATTCCGATTTCCTCCAGGGGACCGGATTTTACCGACTTTGGGCCGCAGACCGGCGCGGCCGGAATGAGTGTCGCGCAGATCGCCGGAGGCGGCTCGATTAA